TTCTTTTTGCTTTTTGTAAAAATAAAATTGCATTTCCAGCAGCTACTGCATCAACATTTGCAGATCCATAAGAACTTTGTCTTTTAATAGTAATATTAGTTGGAGTAATACTTGCATCAGTTCCATCTGCTGAAACTGTATATTCAGCTGCAGTTGTTCCAATGACTAAAGTTCTTTGTGCTTTTAAATATCTAATTACATTAACTTGATTAGCAGCTATTGTATAAACCATTGCATCATCTGCATTAGTTCCAGCTGTCATGTTTTCATAATCTCCAGCTTTTGAAAAAAATATTGTTTGTGGTTCTGATGTAGTTCCAGCAAATACTAATCTTTGTTCATAAAATGAAACACAGCTTGGATGACCTGTAGTATCTGAAAAGGCTCCTAACTTCCAATCAGCAGTTGCTGTTGTGTTATCAAAGTCATCTTTAATATCTATAGTTACACTTGTTGCAGAACTAAATGCAGTAATCTTTGCATAACCATTTGAAAAATTAATTAATCTTCCAACATCTGTTGAAACAAAAGTATTAGCAGAAGCTGTTAATGAAATACCTGTTCCAGTAGTTGCTCCTGGTGTCATTGTTGTTGATGTTGTATTTGGCGCTAAATAAGGACCATCTGTAAATTCTATTTCATCTAAGGACCAAGAAGTATGTCCAGTACGACTAAGTTTCATAGTCTCATGATTTGGATGCACGATGTACATTACGTCAGCAGATTGAGCGAATTTAATATCAAATAGTTCTGCTGTTAAATACGGTGTTGAAATTTCATAAGGAGATCCACCTGATAAGATCTGTCCTTTGTCTTTAAAAAATCTAATATAATTATTTCCAAATTCTAAAATATAAGTTTGAGTAGTTGAGAACTCAAAAGGAATTAATCTAGTTTTTGCAGAAGCAGTTTTAACAGAAGCTATGTATTGAGTTCCTACTCTTCTCGTAGCAGCTCCTTGAGGATGAACTAAAAAGTTCTCCATTGTTTTAGCTGCGGATTGATATTTATCAAAATCAGTTCTACCAGTAAGCTTGTTACCAAACTCTCCTGAAACAAAAGATGTTAAGGCTAATGTAGTTCTTGGCACTATAACCTCGCATCAGTAAATTCGTTACTCTCTATTGTTCCTAAACTGTTTTCTGTTGCATCAATAAATCTTGCTTCTCTTAATCTTTCATCAGCTCTTGCCATGTAGTTATTTGCAAGTGTTGCATTATTTGTAATTGCATAAGCTATATCTGCTGCAAGTTGATGAGAGATACTTTCTTGTAGATAAGTATCATATTCATTTGGATCAGTTATTTTTGCAATATAAATTAAATAAACAGTTCCTTCATTAGTAACAATATTTCTACCTTCTAATTTATAATCTAATTCTGAAACAATACTGTCTGTTGCTCCGTTATGAATTTTTAAAACTCTTAAGCAGTCTGCTGGTAAAGCATAAGCATTAGAATATTCTACAACAGGAGGTGTAGTATTTTGTGCAAGTTGAACTCTTTTATGTAAACAGTTCCAAGCATGAGATCTAAATACTCTATCTCTTACTGGTTCATATCTTTGATTACAAAGTCTCGCATTCTTACTATCATCAGTTAATGCTGAAATAGTTGATGCACCTAATAAGTTTAAAGCTGAATTACAAATATCTACTACTGATGCCATTATGTTTTCTCCACTATGATTTCTTTACAATGAAATCTTATTGCTAATTTTAATTGGTTTACTTCTTCTGCATCTATTCTTGATAAAGCTTTTCTAGATAAACTATATCCTTCTAAGATACATTCGTTGTAATTTTTAAATTCTGGTTTTTGTATTTGTCCTAACAAGCATTCTGGTTGTGGTCCGTTGAATGAACACAAATATAAAATAACAATGTACTTCACTTTAACATTTCCATCTTCGTCTTGCTTGTCTGATCCTTGAGTTTGGATTATTTCTAGTTTTTGCAGAAGATCTCTTCAGTTGTCCTAAAGATCTTGCGCAGTATGATTTTCTTCGTTTAGCAGCAGCTGATCCTTTTTTAACTTTACCAGTTACTGCGGTTTTTAATTTTGAACCTGGATTAGCTCTTCTGTAAGCATTCACTCCAGCTTGTGTCATTCCAGCACCTTTTTTAGTAGGTCTGTAATTTCTCTTATTTCTTGAGATTGCTCTTGGCATTTTACTATTGCCTGGCGGAGTATTTCATCCGCCAAACAAAATTAGTTATTAGTCTACAACGTAGAACATTTGAAGTTGGATAGTACCAGTTCCATTAGCACCAGCTAATGTTACAGTTACTGGAAGTCCATCTTTGTTTGCATCTACGACTGAGTTTTTTCCTAAAGCGATTGTGTCAAGACAAGCAACACTACCAGCTGTAGCAGATGAAGCCGCAGCTTTATACTCATCTACATCAACAGCTTGAGCAGTTCCGTCTGCTTTTGTATGAGCAGCGTAACCTACTGAGATAGTTGTACTTGCACCTAACGCATCATAGCTAACTGTACCAGATAGTAATCTTGCACCATTTGGTATTGTAAACATATTGATAGTGTCTTGTTCTGCAGATGCTTCGTATTCAGCAAATGCAGCTCTTACTCTACCAGATAGTTCGTTAGTTTTGATCTTTTCAGAAGGAACACTAACAGTTTTCGCATATTGTATCGAATTTGCCATAATATATACCTCCTAAAATTACGCTTCGTGCGCTTCGATTGTTACAACTTTTTCTTCTTCCATTCTTGTTGCACCGATAGACTGGCAAACATAAACTTGATGAGCGTAACCTTTGTCAGCTCTCTCATCAATTCTAGTCATTAAGTCTTGACCGATAGCCATCTTACATCCATCCATCGCCCACACTAGGCAAAGTCTTTTAGATGATGAGATGTCAAGTCTGTTAGACACGATAAAGTTGAAGCCTAAGAATGAATTAACTTCTCCATTCGCTAAAGCTTTTACTGAGTTGAAATCACTAGATGTAACTTCAGTTGTACCTAAAAGATCTGTGATCTGTCGAGGTCCAACGGCTATGTATCTAGGAATACTTGGATCTACTGATGCACTATCTAAGATTTCTTTTGCAGTTCTTAGTTTAGCAATAGTTAATCCACCTGTACTAGCTTCAGTTATCTTTTGAGCTGACGGAAGAACAGTAGCTGTTGAGCCAGTTTCTCCTGTGTAAGCTGTTCCAGATAATGCAGCAATGATTTCATCATCTTGCGCTCTACCTAATGCGTAAGCAGCAGCAGTAGCGTAAGCTGAAGTTGGATCAATTAAAGTTCTGATCTTATCTTGATTATCAATTAAATCAGAATATTCATAATCCGAAAGACTTACTCTACGTCTTGCATGTGGTGTCAGTTATGTTCTTTGTAAATTTTTTAATTATTTTACTTCTGCATATTGCTATGCAGCTCGGACTATATCTTCACTAATAAATAGTGTTCGGCACTCTTGGAGATATTATTCTTATCGTCAATCTCTAGTCTCTGAACCTTCTAAATACCTTTTAAATTATTTAGCTAGGCTGCTGATTGTCCTAATAGGATTTCCCAGCAATCCACCGAATTTTTAATGAACAATTATTTTATCCATTTGCGGGGTATCTGCATGTCGAGTTAATCTCTTAACCGCAGAAGCAACTCCGACTTGATCGAAGAAACTATTTTTACCCACAACTGTTTCTACATCAACAGCAGATCTCAATAGAGAGCCTTTTTGTTGTGATAGCATTTGTACATTGTTTGAATACTGCTGTACAAAAGCTGTAGTAATTTGATTTGACATAATTCAAATCTCCTTAGTTGTATTGGTTAATTTAATCGATTTGATTGTCTCCAGAATTGGAGGTCTCTTCTGTAAATTTTAAGACTTCACTTTGTCTTTTTTCGAAGCGGTCTTTTCAGATTGTCGCTTGGAATTTTGCATAACCCATTTGAAATAATTTTCTGCAATCGGTAAAGGATCTCTCCTATCGTTCTCAGGTCCAAATTCAGTAGCTAGTCTTAAGCATTCTAGTCTAACTTCTGTTTCTGTAATTATTTCTCCTGGTTCAAACTTTTCATTAGCCATTTAATAACTCTCTTAATTTAAGAACTTCTTGAACAGCCTTTTGATGATTTGGATGTGTTTTTATCCAATATGGAGAACCTTCTTCAGTTAATGAAGTAATTTCTTTTTCAATTTCATTAGCTGTCATATAAGAAGAGCTATCTCCTTTAACTACTTCATCTTCAGATAATTTCTCTGCAAGTTCTGAAAAAGCTTTAACTACATTAAGATTATCTCCAAGTCTTGATCCATCAGCTAGTAAAGTATTTTCTAAAAAATCATTACCTAATGTTGAGGATGCAAGTCTTTTAGCTTGATCTAATCTTTTTACATATTGAGGACCAAACTCTTTTTTAAGTTCATTCTCAGTATGTAATCTTGTTTGAGCTGCTTTTTCTTCCGCCTGGACAGAACTACCTTCATTTAAATCATTATAAAATTTAATTAAGCTTTCGGCTTGTTGAGGAAGTAATCCAAGTTTATGAGCTTGTTGATTAAAAGTAGATAATAACTCTTGATCAACTTCTCCTTCCTTAAAATTATATTTATAATCTTCAGGTTTTTCTGGAGCGCCAAGTTTATTAAAAACTGCTTTCCAATCTTCTTCCGTTGCAAATTTATTAGGTACTGGAATTTTATCTGCACCTACTATCTTCTGCGCTGAGAGATATGATTTTACAAAGTCGTTCATGTCTTTAAAATTAGATAAAGACTTTTCTCCTCTGTACTCTTCAGGAATTAAATCCTGAAAATTATTTTGTGTTGTTTGTTCTCCAGATAATACTGAAGATTGCGATTGATCCGTTGTAATTTCAACTATCGGATCAGATTGAGCTGGTTGCTCAGTTGTCTGATTGTCCATTAAGTTACTCCTTATGAGGTTTAATCATCGCTTTTATAAATATCAAAGTTGATCTTTGACCTTCTAGAAAAGCAGTTTCGTGGCTGTTCTCTTTTGAGAACGTAGTCACAAACTCATGACATCTTTTTTCGAGGTCATTCAAAACTCTTTGTCCTTGTTCGGAATTAAAAGTAATTCTGTAATCGTTTTTTAATTCTAGTAATTTTTTATTCTGATCCATTTAGAACTTCTTTAGCTAACGGTGCAGCATTCTTAGCCATTTCACTTTCAGCTAATTGTTGTTGCATTTGCATTTGTTGTTGTTGAGCTTCTTGTCGTTCCATCCTTATTGCTTGTACTTCTTTGTCACTCTTAATCATTCTTGCTGGTAAAGCTAAAGTTTGAACTATTTGTTTAATTAAACCGTTCTCATCTAAGTAATCTTGAACTGGTGCCATTTGTGAAATAGATCCAAAGATTTCTAATCCTCTCATAATGTTTTGCAGCTCTTGACCTTTTTGTGCAATAGCCATTGGAGATACATATTCAATATCTATTTCTTGATTAGCTAAAATTTCTGGTGCTTCTCTAAATAATTTATTTCTAAGCATGATAGAGAAAACTCTAGTGATCATTGGCTCTAATAATTCACTTTGTATTCTTCCCATTACAGGACCTAAGATCCTCATCTTCTCTTCATTTCTTTGTAGAACTTCTGTTGCAGTCATTGTTCTATTTTGTTGAACTTGCAACTGATCTACATGAAACATTCTAGCAATAGCTTCTCTTCTTTGATTTTCAGCATTTAAAGTAACTGAAGTATTTTGACCAATGTTTAAAGGTTCAATTCTATCTCTAGATCCTGATCTATAATAATTTAAACTACCAGGAGACATTCTAATTGGAGACAACATACTATCATCTGGAATAAGAAGCGGTGGATCAATTTGTTTTGCAGTAGCTTTCAATCCATGCTCAACCATTTTATTTAAAACTTTTACATCAGGTAAAGCATTCATTGCTGGAGATCTTCCATAAATCTCTGTTGATGATTTTAAGTATCTTGAGACAACGTAAGGATTTTCATTAAATCCACCTACTGAAATTATGTGATCTGTTCCATGCTCAAAGTAAATACTTTGAAACTTCATATTCTTTTTATCTTTTTTAGAACTATCATAAATAGCTCTTGGTCTAACAATATGACAGATCTCTACATCATCGTAAGGATGAGTTTTATAAGTAGTATTTATTTCTTTTGATAAATTTTCTGCTCCAAACTTTTCAACAGCTTGACTAGCAGTAATTTTAAATTTTCTATAAACATTATCGACTAGACCTTTTTTATTTTCTTCAACATAAATTTCTTTGATGTGTCTAGCAGAGAAACGAACTATATCTTCTTCATCTTCTTCGATCATTAAGCATGATGTACCGAACGCTATAAGATCGTGATAGTTTTCGTGTATCTCTTGTTGAAAGTTAGATCTAGCAAAAGCAAGATACATTTTATCAATACAATCTTCTAGCCATTCTCTAGCTTCATCATCTTCATTCAAAACCGCTTCTTTAAATCTTAATGAAAACCATCTGTTTGCAGATGACGTAAGCATTCCATGTAATGAAGCAGCTAGTAATTCTAAAGAATGAATACCAGTTGCATCAAAGATTTGGGTAGATCTCTTGTCTCCTCTAGCTCTCTCTTTAGTAATCTCAGCTTTTCTTGGTAGCATTAAATCAGCAACTTCTTGCCAATGACTTTCCCAAGTAGATCTTTTTTCTTTTAATCTAGATAGATTATTCTTTAGCTCTGCAGCTAGTTTTCGAAGCTCTTGCGTTTGCATTTATTTTTTTCTTTTTCTTTTAGCTTTATTCTTTTTGCTATTTGGAAAACCAGCTTTCATATTTTTATAAGCCTTAGCTGATATAGTTGATTTCTTTTTAGATCTGGAAGTACCAGCTTTTTTTCTTTTATTGATATTTCTATACAAACTCATTTAACCTCCTAGTAAAGTTTTTTTGCTGAGTGTTGGGTATCCTTGAACTCCAGTAACCGAAGTTAAAACTGTTCTTTTTCTGCCTTTTCTTTTGTTCTGAAGAAGAATGTCATCTTCACTCATCTCAACAGATGTTGGTCCTTTAGCTGTAATTAAATCAGATTTAACATCCGTATTATCCATTTGAGACGCAACTTTTGGCTGTTCAATAGATTTTTGAGAAGGTCTGTCATTTCCATTATCTCTATTAGATAAAGTTGATCTTGGATTGTAATCTCTTTTTTCAGCAGCTTGATTATATCCATAAGCTGCACCTTCATAAGTATCGCCACTCTTAGAAGTTTTATTTTTAGATTGATAACTTTTATTAATACTTCTAGCAACAGCTCCAATAACTCCACCACCTTTAACAAAATCTACAACACCTTTAACAGCATTTTTAGCTTTTGATTTTGTAGAAACTTTTGATCTTGTAGTGTTTGGTGCATCAGCACTTCCGCTGTTTCCGCCTGAAGGTCCACCCATGATTATACTCCGAAAGTTAAACTAGACTTTGTGTCTCTAGTATCTTTTTTATTATTAATTTGTTTGACTTCTTTTTTTAAGACTAAAGGTTTTTCTTCTTTAGGTTTCTTTGAAAAAAGTTTTTTAATTAGTTTAAGCATTAGCCTAATAAAGTTTTTTTACTTAAGTTTTTATCTTCGATTTCATTAAGACCAGTAGTTAAGATAGTTGATCTTCTACCTTTTCTATTTCTATCTCTTTTTCTTTGAGCCTCAGCTTCCGCTTTTGCTAAAGCTTCATCTTCTGCATTAGGTACATCATCTGTACTTGGCATTTGAATAGGAGCTGGATCTGGAATTTTTGGTGCCTTAAATATTGAACCCATTATATAACCTCATAGTTACTCTCAGCTTTTTGCTGTAAATG